CTTTTGAAAAAGATAGAGCAGAGTAAAAATGAGTAACCGAAAGAAACAGGCACTAACGCAGGGTAAATCAGAGAACTACATTTTTACCTATTATCAGAAGATTATGGACGGCTCTATCCCCGCTTCTAAGTGGGTAAAGCTTCTTTACGCCTACCTCGTTCACGGTCTGGAGGAAAAACAGTTCTTCTTCGATGCAAAAAAGGCACATCACGCTATCGACTGGATAGAAGCGCATTGCTTCCACGTAGAAGGGCGTTTGGCTACTAAGCCCCTGTTGCTTGAACTTTACGAAAAAGCCGCTCTGTCGGCTTTATTTGGCATCGTAGACGCAAACGGGCTTCGACAGTTCCGGGAAGTCTTCTGGGTAACCGCCAGAAAGTCCGGGAAGAGCTTAGACGCGGCGGCGATCAGCCGTTATATTTGGAAAAACGAAGGTTTCGGCACGAAGGTCTTTAACATTGCCCCCAAACTGGAACAGGCGGACATTGTCTATCAAAACATATGGACGATGACCCAATTAGACCCGGAATACATCGCCAAGAAAGAGAAGCAGGGAGAGCGCGACAGTTCGAAAAGAAAGGTAAACCCGGAAGACCCGACCTTAGAGCGTCACCGAATGACCGATCTATACATTCCTGCAACCAATGCGACCGTAAAGAAGATCGCGTTTTCGGCTAAGAAGTCAGATGGTTTTAACCCGTCTATCTGCGTATGTGACGAAGTCGCGGCATGGGATGCAGAAAAGGGGCTGAAGCAGTACGAAGTAATTAAAAGCGGAACAGGGGCAAGGGAAGAACCTATCGTCTTATCTATCACTACCGCCGGATACATCAACGACGGGATCTATGATGAACTGATGAAGCGTGCTACGCGCTTCCTAAAGGGCGAATCGAAAGAACGAAGGCTTTTGCCGATCATTTACCAGATAGACGATATCTCGAAGTGGAACGATATAAACGAGCTTTACAAAGCGAACCCGAAATTAGGCGTTTCTGTTTCGGTTGATTTCATGTTGGAAGAAATCGCCATCGCTGAAGGTTCACTTTCGAAACGTAGCGAGTTCCTTTGCAAGTATTGCAACATCAAACAAAATTCCTCACAAGCGTGGTTAGACGCAGAGACCATCGAAAAGACGGTCTGCGCGCCCTACAGTCTGGAAGACTTCCACGATACATACTGCGTAATGGGAATAGACCTTTCCCGAACGACCGACCTTACGGCGGCTGTTGTTGTTGTTGAAAAAGAAGGGGTCTTGTACACCTTCGCAAGATTCTATTTACCTTCAGAGAAGATAGACGAAGCGACCGCGCGCGACGGTCTGCCCTACAGGTCTTTTATTCAAAGGGGCTTGCTGTTCCCGTCCGGCGAAAATTTTATCGACTATCACGATGTAGAAGACTGGATCTACGAACTAATCCGCGATTATCATATCTACCCATTAAAAGTAGGATACGACCGTTACTGTGCTTCCTATCTCGTTCAGGATCTGACCGAAGAAGGCGTGCATATGGACGATGTTTACCAAGGCGAAAACTTAACGCCTGTTATCCGGGAAACCGAAGGGCTGATGCGAGACGGGAAAATCCGCATCGGCGACAATGACTTATTGAAAGCCCATTTCTACAATTCGGCGTTGAAGGTTAATGCAGAAACCGAACGAATGCGGCTAGTGAAGCTAGAACAGAAAGTCCATATCGACGGTATGGCGGCTTTCTTGGATGCTATGACCGTTCGTCAGAAGTGGTTTAGCGAGATCGGCGAACAGTTAAAAAACGAAAGGAGATTCTGTAATGAATCTGTTTGATTGGCTTTTCCCGGACAGGAAAGAACGGGAGAGAGCGACAGACACGTTTAAATTATTGACCGCATACGAACCCGTTTTCCACGATCACTACGGCAGTATCTACGAAAGCGAATTAGTACGCGCGGCAATCGAAGCGAAAGCCAGACACATTAGCAAACTAAAAATCGAACTACAGGGCGAAGCACAGCAAGCATTAAAAACCCGAATGCGCCACAGCCCTAATAGTTGGATGACCTACCCACAGTTTTTAGCGCGTTGTTCTACGATTTTAGATTGTACAAACAATCTTTTTATTTTACCCGTTCAGAACGAATATTTGGAAACAGTAGGGTTCTTCCCTTGCTTGCCGGAAAGGGTGAAGCTTGTAGAATCGAAAAGCGGCGTTCTCTGGGTGCAGTACCGCTTTACGAATAACCAAGTCGGCTACGTGGAATTCGACAGGTGCGCTTACTTAGTAAAACACCAATTCGAAAGCGACTTCTTCGGCGACAGCAACCGCGCCTTACGCCCGACCCTTGACCTTATCGCGGTTCAGGATCAGGCGATCAAGGAAGCGACGAAGTATTCTTCCTCTATTAGATTCATGGCGCAGGTTTCGAACTTTACTAACCCTAGCGACATTGTAGAAGAACGGCGCAGGTTCAGCGAAGACAATTTGCGCAACGATAATTCGGGCATTCTGCTTTTCCCGAAGCAATACACGAACATTCAACAGATCAAATCAAACGCGGTAAACGTAGACCCAGAGCAAACGCGACTTATCCGGGAAAATGTCTTCGATTATTTCGGGGTTAATGAGGATGTAATACAAGGAAAAGCCAAGAGCGACGAATTAGACGCGTTCTTTAATAGCGCGGTCGAACCGTTCGCGATTGCATTATCTGAAGCCCTGTCGAAAGCCATTTATACAGAAAAGGAAAGAAGCTTCGGCAATCACGTTTACGTTAATTCGAATCGTTTACAGTACATGACGCAAAGCGAAAAAGTGAACGTTGCTCGTGAGTTGGGCGACCGCGGAATCCTGACGATTAACGAGATCCGCGAATTATTCAACTATTCGCCCCTGCCGGACGGCGACGTCGCATTTATTAGGGGCGAATACTACACGGTTGATCAAAAGTTACTAACGGAGGGTAGCGACAATGACACAGGAACAAAAGATGCAGAGTAGAGAATATCGAAGCATGAGTCTTTCGCCGACCGAAACGGAAAAGGTCGTCGAAGGCTACGCAACGACATTTAACGAGCCTTATTACCTGTACTCTTACACGGACGAAAAAGGAAAAGAAATCGTTGTCCGGGAGCAGGTCGACAGGAACGCATTTAAAAACGCCGACTTGTCAGATGTAATTATGCAGTACGACCACGCCGGGAGAGTTTTTGCCCGGCTGTCGAACGGAACTTTAGCCCTTGAAGAAGACGAACACGGGTTAAAAGTTACCGCCAATCTGGGCGGCACCGAATTAGGGCGTTCTCTCTACGAAGAGATCCGGGGCGGATATACAAACAAAATGTCTTTCGGGTTTACGGTCGCAGAGGACGATATAGAGCCAGACGGTAAAGATTACCTGCGCACGATTAAGCGCATCGGCAAGCTTTACGATGTTTCCGCCGTTTCTTATCCTCAGAACGGCTTTACCGAAATTTCGGCGCGAAGCAGAATCGACGGAGTGATCGAATCTGTAGAAGCGGAGAGACTGCGCGCAGAAAAAGAACGTAAAGAGTTAGAGGAAAGAAAAGAAGCCCTGCGGAAACGTTTAGCGGCTTTGAAGGGAGAAAACAAATGAACGCTGAAGAAATGAGCATGGCGGAAATTGAAACGCGTTCGGCTGAAATCTCTAAAGAGATGGAGACCGAGGGCGCAGATATCGAAGCCCTGACGGCAGAGGTCGAAAAACTGGAAGAGAGAAAAGCACAGATCATCGCCGAAGCCGAAGCAAAGAAACAGGAAGTCGCCGAACTTCGCGACGCAAAAGAAGTTCACACATTTAAAGGAGAAAAAGAAAACATGGAAAAGGAAACGAGAAGCAAGCTTGCTGATGCTCTGGCAGAGTCCTTCAAGGGTCGCGCTAACGAGGAACAGCGCGCCTTACTGCTTAGCACCAACGCAACGGGCGGAACTGTCGCAGTAGCCGACATTATCGACGGCTACACGTGGAGAGATTGGGACAAATCCCCGATCCTTTCGCGCGTCCGTAAGGTCTACGTTAAAGGAAACTACAAGGTCGGTTACGAAGCGTCCGCAACTGGCGCAGTCGTTCATACCGAAGGCGCAAACGCCCCGACCGAAGAAACTCTGACCCTTGCTTATATTAACTTCGTCGCGCAGTATATCAAAAAGTGGATTCGTGTTTCTGATACTGTCTTAGCCCTGCGCGGTGAAGAGTTCCTGAATTATCTTTACGATGAATTCGGGCATCAGTTAGCAATCGCAATCGAAAACGCAATTGTTGCAGAGATCGCCACTTCTACCCTTACCGCCAACGTTACGCACGCCATCGACAACGGCGCAGTTCTGGCAGGTCTTGCCGCTCTGTCTGACGAAGCCGTAAACCCGGTCGCCATCATGTCTAAGGCAACTTGGGCGGCTATCAAGGGCGAACGCACCGACGGCGGCGCGAAGATCGAAGACCCGTTCGAAGGTCTGGAAGTCCTGTTCAACAACACCGTTCAGGGCGTTTTAGTCGGCGACCTTGACGGCGTAGTTGCCAACTTCCCGGAAGGCGAAGACTTCAAGTTCGTTACTGACGAATACACTTACGCGGAACAGGATCTTATTAAGATCGTCGGTAAGGTCATGTGCGCCGTTCACCTTGTCCGCCCGAATGGCTTTGCGTTGGTAAAAAACGCGTAGACCCTGCCGCGTCTTCTAACGTGGTAGGGACAGGACAAGCCGATTACATGGCTTTGAAGTCTTAGGGGGTATATATGGCTTACGAACCTACGAATTGGAAAACTGGCGATGTAGTCACATCTGCCAAACTGAACAAACTGGAACAGGGTGTAGCGTCTAGCGGTGGTAGCGGAGAACTAAAAATCAATGTGACATATAACAGCGTGTCGGAACTGAATACGGATAGATACAATTTAGTATTCGACAAAACCACACAAGAAATCATTGATGCCTTTAACGAGGGAAAGAATGTTTATTTCTTCATTGATGGTTCTAAAATGCAGTACAGAACTGCGAAAACTGGCGGTACAACATTGACAGTTGATGGTGTTTCCAAAAACACATTGTGTTGCTATCGTTGGTATACAGACCATTTAACTGGAGCGAAAGTGTGCGGTTTGGTTTTCAATGGTGATAGCTTTGATGTTACCGATGGAGATGACAGTTTAATAGTTAGAGCCATGAGTGACGGACTAAATGGATATCCGTCAGTTCAAGTTGTTCTTGCTGAATTTTAAAGGAGCAATATAGAACGGCTACTAATTCGCACAGGGGAAACCTTCACAGGGTTTCCCCTTTCTTAGGAAGGAATCTAATGGAAGAAGCAATCGAAAAAGTAAAATTCGCGCTTCGAATCGTCAGCGATGATTTCAACGATCAGATAAAACAGTTAATCGAAGCGGCTTTGCTCGATCTGGAAACGGCAGGGGTCACAAACAACGACCTTACGAACGCCCTTGTCTTGCAAGCTGTAACGACTTATTGTCGTTTGCACTTCGGCGAACCCGACGAATTCGACCGTCTGAAACAGTCTTACGACGAACAGAAAGCGCAAATGTCCATGCGGACAGGGTTTACACAATGGACAGAAGCAGAGTAATTTATCTCGTTTCTAAAAGTTTCCTTCCTAACTCTTACGGAGTTTACGAGGAAACAGAAACAAGAAAAAAGGTATTTTGCAATGTCTCTTCGGTTACTCAAACAGAGTGGTTCGAAGGCGGTCGCAATGGGCTAAACCCTGAATACCGTATGACCATGTTTAAGGGCGATTACAGCGGCGAAAGCGTCTTAGAGTATAACGGCATCAAATACACCATTTACCGCACGTACGAGACGCGAAACGACCTGATCGAACTTTACGTAGAGAAGAGGAAAGGCAATGAGTAAGGTTAAAGGCGTTGAAAGCTTCAAAAAGGAAATGGAAGAGATCTTGCAACGCTACGAAATCGAAGCAAGATCCGTTTTAAACGAGACTTGCCCGGAAGCCGCCGATATCTGCTGTAAAATGATCGACCAGTACGAGACCGCCGAAGGTCGCGTTAAGTATGGTCACGACTGGAAAGTCCAAGAACAGACAGACCGCCGTTTAGGAACGGTCTATGTCGTTCACAGCCCGAAGCATTACCGCGTAGCCCACTTAATCGAGAATTCGCACCCCTACGGATGGCAGAACGCGCAATGGACGGGCGACGGCAAGATCCAAGCGGCGAAAGACTATGCCGAAGACTGGCTGTACGGTCAGACGGTCAACGAATTGGAAAGACTGGGGGTTGGGAAGCATTGACGCTACAGGAAGTCGCGGCAATGGTCGAAAGCTTCGGTCTTCCGTTCGCGTATTATTCGTTCCCGGAAAAAGAAGCCCCCGACCTGCCGTATGTTGTCTACTACTACCCAAATAGCGACGACATGATCGCCGATAACAAAAACTATCAGCCTATTAATGCCGTCGATATTGAGGTCTACACAAGAAACAAAGACTTTGCTTTAGAAAGCAGGGTCGAAAACATCTTAAAGGCGCACGATATCCCCTACGAAAAGAATTCGACTTATTCGAATTCAGAGCATATGTGGGGGATTTTGTACGCCGCCGAAGTCATCATAAAGGAGAATTAAGAAATGGCTAATAAAGTTAAGTACGGTCTTAAAAACGCCTACTATGCAGTCATCACCGAAACGGGCGGTACAATTACTTACGGTACGCCTGTAGCCCTTCCGGGTGCGGTCTCTCTGTCTATGGCACAGCAGGGCGAAATGTCCACGTTCCGCGCCGACAATACCGATTATTGGAAAGGGTCTTCGAACAGCGGTTACGAAGGCGACTTCGAAATCGCGCTGATTCCTGATTCTTTTAGAACCGATGTTCTGGGCGAAGTCTTGGACGCAAAAGGGTTTTACGTTGAAAGGGCAGACGCGCCCACCGTAGAATTCGCGTTCCTCTTCCAGTTTGAAGGCGACGAAAACGCAGTAAGGCATTGTTTCTATAGATGCGTTGCAACGCGCCCTGATGTAGCCGGACAGACGACCGATACGAGCATCGAACCGCAGACCGAAACAATTACAATTTCGGCAATGCCCAGAATTGCGGACAATGTCGTAAAGTCGCGCGCCCCGTACGAAGAGGAAACGACTTCTTCTTATCAGAAGTGGTTTGAATCGGTGCAGGAACCGACCGCATAGTAAAAGCGGAGAAAGACAAGGGATATGAAAAAAATTATTAACATTGGCGAAAAGGTGGTAGCGTTCAAGGCTACCGCTTCTACGCCGTTGCGCTATCGGGAAAAGTTCGGCGAAGATGTCTTCCGGGATATTAGCAAGTTAGTTGCCGCCGGAAACGGTGCTTTAGGCTCTGGCGAATTAGAAATCTTCCTGCGAATCGCCTACATTATGGCGAAACAGGCGGACGATTCTATCCCCGACGACCCCGAAGAATGGTTAGATCAGTTCGACATTATGCCAATTTTGGAGATCTTGCCGGAGCTGATGGAACTTTGGGGCTTGAACGTTCAGACCATCGAAAAACCGAAAAAAAAAGTAAACCGACAGAGCGCAAACTAACTACCGCGCTTTTTCTTTTGAGATGCGCCGAACTGGGGCTGTCTATGTCTGACTTAGACAGCCTTAGTATCGGTCTAGTAAACGATATGTTCACCGAAAAGGCGAATGACGATTACGATTACAAGGCACTAGCAACACAGGACGACTTCGACAGGTTCTAGGGGGTAATATGGCAAGCAGAATTAAAGGTATTACAGTAGAGATCGGCGGCGATACTACGCCCCTGCAAAAGGCGTTAAAGGATGTCGATGCTTCTCTGTCGAACACACAGAAACAGCTAAAAGATGTAAATAAACTGTTGAAATTAGACCCGAATAATATAGACCTGCTCAAGCAGAGACAGGAGTTATTAGGGAACGCAGTAAAAGATACAAAAGAAAAATTAGATACCGAAGTCGAAGCCCTGCGCCAGTTAAAGGCAGGGGAGCAGACCCCGGAAGTTATCGAACAGCAGAAATCATTAGAACGAGAGATCGCGCAGACTTCCGCGACCCTTCAGAGCTACAAAGAAGATTTGGCGCAAGCGTCGCCCATGCTTACCCAACTTGGCAACGTTTCGGCGGATGTTGCAGAAAAAACAAAGAAGATTTCCGCGGCGGCGGCAGGGGTCGGCGTTGCGCTTCTGGGCAATGCCTACAACGCGGCTTTAGCGGCTGACGATCTGAACACTTTAGCCAAGCAGACAGGCTTTACGACCGACGAGTTACAGAAGATGCAGTATGCTTCTGATTTGATTGATGTTTCCGTTGACGCGATGACGGGTTCGATGAAGAAGCTTACTTCGAATATGTCTTCCGGGGCAGAGGTCTTCGGCACGTTAGGCGTTGCGATCTATGATTCTGAAGGCAATATGCGAAACGCTACCGATGTTTGGTACGATTCGTTAGAAGCCTTGTCGCAGGTTGAAAACGAGACCGAACGCGACGCGCTTTCAATGCAGTTATTCGGCAAGAGCGCGGCGGATTTAAGCGGAATCATCGACGACGGCGGCGCGGCGTTAAAGGACTTAGGACAGGAAGCCGAAGACCTAGGCTTAGTCCTTGACCAAGACGCTTTAGACGCGGCAAACGAATTCAACGACGCTATGGACAAAATGAAAGCGCGGACTTCGGCGGCTTTGCTGAAGGTCGGCAACGCTTTAGCGAAAACGCTAGTTCCGGCAATCGAAAAGGTCTTAGAATTCGTTACAAAAATGGTCGAATGGTTTACAAAACTGGACGGTTCGACCCAGAAAACTATTTTGATCATTGCCGGATTGGTCGCGGCTATTTCCCCTGTAGCGAAGGTTATTTCGGTTGCAACGAACGCGATAAAGGCTATAAAAGTTGCTATGGTCGCGTTTAACCCTACGGTCTTAATCGTCGTTGCGGCGATCGGTGCTTTAATTGCTATCGGCGTTGCCCTGTATAAAAACTGGGATACGGTCAAAGCCAAATTAGAGCAGTTCAAAAACGCCATGCTCACGACATGGAACAACATTAAAACCGCGGTAACAACTGCAATCGAAAGCGTCAGAGTCGCGATCTCTACGAAGATCGATCAGGCGAAAGCGGCAGTAGAAACGGCAGTCAACAGTATTAAAAACTTCCTGTCGTTTCAGAATCTGGCGAACACCGTAGGAACGGTCTTTAACACCATTAAAACAAACATTTCGAACAAGATCGAAGAAGCAAAAAACTTTGTTGACGAAACAGTAAAAAAGATCGTAGGCTTCTTCGACATTTCCGGCTCTTCTTGGAAACTGCCGGATATCAGCGAAGTTGTAAACGGTGTGAAGGACACGGCTAAAGGCATTATCGATAAAATCGTAGGATTCTTCGACCTGTCCGGGAATGGGTGGAAGCTTCCGTCGATATCTGATGTTCTGGAGGGAGTTAAGAACACGGCTAAAGGGGTTATTGATAAAATAACAGGGCTTTTCGATTTATCAGGTAAGGATTGGTCGTTGCCAAAAATCAAGCTTCCCCATTTCAAAGTCACAGGCGGTTTCGGGTGGTCTTGGAATGGTGGCGTAACCCTGCCGAAAGTTGAAGTCGACTGGTATAAACGGGCGTACGATAACCCAGTCATTTTTTCTGACCCTACAGTATTAGCCACGCCGAACGGTTATAAAGGATTCGGCGACGGAAACGGCGCAGAAATCGTAATGGGAATGAACAAGCTTAAAGAGTTGGTCGCGGCGAATAGCGGAATTACTGTAAATATGACGGTCAACGGGAACGGGTTAGACGCTAACCAGTTAAGCGACATCGTGATTTCGAAACTCACTACAACGATTCAGCGAAACAATCAGAGGTGGTAAACATGAGGCACGTTCTTTATATCAACGATACGCCTTCGTCTAACTACGGCATTTATATTGATTCTGACACGTACTTATCCGCGCCCCAGATCGACTACACCGCCTATCAAGTTCCGGCAAGGAATGGCGATTTGGTGCAGTATAACAAGCGGCTAAACAACGTCGTTCGGCATTTCCGTTGTTTCATTCCCAAGAACGTACAGGCGAATTTAGACGGTTTTAAAAAACTGCTTTATTCAAACATCGGCTATCTTAAGATCGCTTCAGACTACGACCCGGAAGTCTACCAGTTTGGATATTTAGCCGAAGGGCTAACGGCTGAACCGTTCAGAATGGGCGATGCGTTGCAGGTTAGTTTCGATCTGTACTTTTCATGTCAGCCGCAAAGGGTTTTCACCGACCTTTCACAGATTAGCCGTACTTTCGGTGCGACGGTTATTAAACTTGTAGACGCAAGAAATAGCCTTGTTAGATTCGTTCGAAGGAACACGCAAATTGAATTCGAAAGTTCTAATATTGGTTGGGCGGCTGATATCGGCACTAACTACACATTCCCTGCCGGGTCTGGTACGGTAAGCCTTCGGGCGGCTTCCGGGACGGTGGGAACTTATGCCCTAGTAGCCGTCGCACACGGACAGTACGACGACGCTTCAAAATGGCAGTTTTTAGGGGCTACGAGTAATAGCGATCTTGAAGTAACTCTAGAAGAAAAATCATATTCGCAAGACATCTACGCAGTAACCACGGCACAGCCGCGCGATATGGTTATTACTATTTATGATGAAGACGAAATGATACTCACACCTATTCGCCCTGTTTCGTGGTATCGTGCGACGCTTTCCAATAATAACGCTATGGGTTCAGATCCTGTTATAGCCTTAAAAATGCAGATCGGCGCGTCGCACGCTTTCAGAACAAATTATCTATGCATCGACGACACGTTTATAACTTTCGACATGGAAGGTCTAGTTACTGACCTAGGCGACGCGTTCTTCTTAGCGAATTACACGGTAGACGATTATTTCCTTCTCGTTGTAGACGCAAAGGGCGGAAATGTGTGGGTAACTAAGAGTTCAGACCTTGCGGATTATGAAACGGTCGACCTTTCTATTAATAATTACGTGCAGATCATCGAAGGCGGCGAACACGGCGACACAATCGACCTTGCTTCGGCTTATTCTGGTTCTGGCAACGTTGTTCGTCCTGTAGAAGTCGGCGGAAACGCCGGATGGTGGAAATTATGAGACCCGTTCTTTTTCGATCAGATGTGCAGACTTTCAATTCGCAGGGCTTGGGAACTTTAAGCAGGGTCACCGAATGCACAGTAAAAGAAGAGTTGAATAACGGCGTTTACGAATTAAACTTAACCGTAATCGGTGACGATCCCTTAATCGAGAACGTAACAGTAGGGAACATTATTGCCGTAAAGCCGAATAAAACAGATCCGCGGCAAGCCTTCGTTATAACGAACGTAACTAAGCCCATCAATAACCTCTACACGGTCTACGCTATTCACATTGCCCAATTCTTCCAGAAGATCACCCCGGAAGGCTTGTTCACGGCTTCGACATTAGACGAAGCATTAGCGAATATGTATTCGTTTCAAATTAACGATACCCCTTTACGTTGGTATCGCGATTCCGGCAAAAACAACGTTTCGGCGACTATGACCGTTTCGCGGCTGATGTCTTCGCGCGAGCTAATGCAGGGTACGGAAGGATCTATCGTTGATACTTACGGCGGCGAATGGTATTTCGACAATTTTAATTCGTACTTATTCAATAAGCGCGGTAGAAACAACGGAACGCAGGTTAAATACGGGGTCAACATGACCGCGTTTAATTTGTCTGAAGACTACGACTTTTCGAATTCAGCCACGGCGGCTATAGGCTTCTGGCAGAGAGACGAAGAAATCGTCGCTTCAGACATTCAGTACGCCGACAGCGCAGACCTTTTCCCGTATCAAAGGGTAACCGTTGCAGACTTTACCGATCGGTTCGAGGAGAAGCCGACACAGGCGCAGTTAGACACGTTAACGGCATCTTGGATAAAGTCTAAAGGTTCTTTCCCGGTAAATATCACGGTGGCTTTCGACCATTTGCAGAACGCCGACAGTCTGCAACTGGGCGATTCGGTGCAGGTGATCAACCGCTACACCAACACAAACTACAAAAGCCGGATTACTGGCTACGTTTTCGATGTTCTGGCAGACGAATTCAGGGAAGTTACTATCGGCGAGCTGAAACAATCGGTAAACGAAGCAATTTCGGGCATTTTCAACAGCACAGAAGAAGCCTACGACACCACACCGATACAGGGTTCGAAAAAAGCCGTTGAAAGCGGCGGCATTTACGACGCATTAACCGAAAAAGCAGATAAAACCGACGGGTCGTTAACTTGGAACATTAAAGACGGTACTGTCCCCCTGACCCTTCGAAGAGCAGGGGCAAGTCCTACCTACGGTCTGTCTCTGGTCGCCAACAAGAACGGCACGAATCAGTTCTTTAGTATAATCGCAGTCGACTCGCAGGGTAATATCGAAAGGCGGTGGGTCTATCCTTATGAGCTGACAAACGGACTTGCCACGAAGCAAGATACGCTCTCATGGGACACCGCACCCACGAGCGGAAGCGCAAAGCCAGTAACGAGCGACGGTATTTACGATTCTTTATACGGCGCGTTCAACGATGGATCTATAACGTTCGATTCGGGCGTAACAAACGGGAGCGGAACGATTCGGCGTTGCGGTCGAATGGTTATGATCAACATACAATGGACAGCCCCGGCGACGGTTACGGCTAACCATGTAATCGCCACGCTTCCGGCAGGGTTTCGACCGCTTTTCACGATGAACGCTACGGCGGTTCAGCGGTGGGGGCAAGCGTGTTGCCCTGTCTCATTTAATGCGAACGGCAACATTACGCATCTTTCCACGGCTTATACAGCGTCGCGGCAGTATTCTTGCTGTTTAACGTTCATTCGCGCAATTTAAGGGGGTTAGTATGACAAACAAAACCTATGATTTCTTGCGGTGGGTTCAGGTAATCCTGCCGCTTTTTGGCAGTCTCTATTATTCTTTGTCGGGTATCTGGGGTCTGCCCTACGGTAAAGAGATCGTCGCCACCGTATCCGCGGTAACTGGCTTCCTCGGTGCCGTTCTGAAGTATTCTTCGGCGCAGTATTGGAAAGAAACCGAAACTGTGCAGATCAAGGACGAAGGTATCGACTGATGCAAAAAGCAATCTTGCTTTTCCGCGACTTTAAAGGAAAAGACTTTATTTCGGGCATTAGTCAGCCTTCTAACTACGGATCGCATAAGCTCTTAAACGGTGCGAACGACTGGAACGGGCGCGACGGTTACCCGGAAAGGTGCGACCTTTTAGCCCCGTACGACTGCCAAGTTATGGCGGTAGCCTATGCCGATAACACGGTCTTTTTTCAGTCCTTGGACAAGATCGAAACCCCTTCGGGCGTTTATCCGCATTGTTGGTTCATGGCTACTCATTGCCCGGACGCTGATTTCGAAAAACTCGGTCTGAAGGTGGGGAAGATCTTTAAACAGGGTCAGCCCTGCTATACAGAGGGTGCGAAGAATTGTTCTTCCTATAAAGCGGTACACATCCACTTAGAACAGGGATACGGCGTATTCGGCGGCGGCAATATGCCTTATTACGCTTCTTCAGATTACTACACGTGGCAGGGGGTAACCTACCGACAGTATTACCCAAATTGCGACGGCGCAGAATGTCCGGCGTACGATATGTTCTATCTGGGTTCGCACGATCTGGATTTAAGCAACGCCGAAACCGAGCAGGGGCGCAAATACTACGCGGAAAAGTGGAAATACGCCGATTCTAGCGACGATTCAATACAGGACGATTCAACGGTAATAGAATTGCAAATGCTATTAGAACAGGCTAGAAACGACCTTAAGGCGAAGGACGAAGAGATCGCCAGACTGACCAAGAGAGCAGACGAAGCCGAAGCCCTGTCGAAAGCAAACGTTAAAGCGTATCAGACGAAAATGCTTACGCTTCGAAACAAGGTGAAGGAGTTAGAAAATGAATTGGGTTGATATGCTTTTGAAAATCCTCATGCCCTTTATCACGGCTTCGGCAGGTTACCTGTTTTCCCGGCTACAGCAGACCAAGGAAAAAGAAGACTTGGTCGAAGAGGGCTTACAGGCGATCCTTAGAATTAAGCTGATCGAACAGCACGACAAATACGTAGAAGCGAAAACTATTCCGTTCTATGCGTTAGAGAATTGGTCTCGAATGTTCGAAATTTACCAGAAGTTAGGCGGTAACGGCGTTGTCGCCCAGATGGATAAAGAAATCCGCTCTTTACCCGTTAATCAGTAACCCTGCCCGTTCCCTTGTCCGGGTCGGGTTAATTAAGGAAGACTTTTTCGGTCTTCCTTTTTTTATTTGGCGAAAACCCATTTATAATAAGGATGGTTAGTCTTTTGTTATTTTGAGACACCTCCTTTCTAAAGAAAAAGACCTGTCAGCAGGGGTCTTTTTCTTTTACTGTGGCTTTTCTGTGGCAGAAAACCAAGAAGAAGGCTTTATAAAAGAATCTTTTAATTCCGCTATCCGCACCATATATCAGGGTTAGGCGATTACCTAGTCTTATCCAGTATGTTCCAATACTGCCGGATAAAGGCTACGTAATCGCCTTTTTGCGTATTTAAAGAAAAAACCACAAACCCCGTAGAATCCAATACAATCCAATAGAAACCCTTTGGTCTGTGGCTTTTTTGTGGCATTTTTTACCGAATCTTCGATACTGCTTCGGCTACTTTCTTTTCGTCGCTCACGCCGTAACTTAGCGACATACTTTCGTCGGCGTGTCCTACTGTATTTTGAATCGTGTTTTTATCGGTCTGACTTTCCCATAGATCCGTTATAAATCTGTGGCGTAAAGAATATGCGTGGAATTCGACCCCTGCACGTTTCGCCGCGTAGTTTATCCGGGCGGACGCTACGGAAGTTTCTAGGGGCTTATCCCAGTAGTTATAGAAGAGGAAGGGTCTATACATCATTTCTTCTAAATATGGCTTAAACTGGCTAGGAATGGGCAATACGCGAACGCTTCGGGCGGTCTTTGTGTTCTTTACCTGCCCTGTGTCGGTCGTGGTTGAACCGATCGCCTTATTAATGAATATTCGGTCGTTCGCCAGATCCACGCAATCGGCGGAAATGGCGAAGGCTTCACCCGGACGGATGCCCAAATAGTACATAGCCAGAAGAGCATAGGCTAAGACTTTGTCGTTAAATGTCGCCGATTCGTAACGCTTCGGGGTCAAGAGGTATTCGACCACTTTATCTAACGTTTCTTTAGAAGTGTCCTGCGATCTGTGCTTTTCTATTACTTCGCTTTTAGGGGTGCAAACTTTGCCCATGGGGTTAGAATCGACGATTCCTTCGACTTCAGCCGTCATGTAAAGGGCGTTCCAGATGTAACGAAGCCGCGTTATTGTATCGTTTCTCTGGGTCTGAATCATGTTGTTTAAGGTCGCCTGTATTTCTGGTACTGAAATAGTGTCGAACCGCCTTTCCGGGTCGATATAGGGGTAAACGTGCGTTTTTAGGATAGACAGTTCCTTCTTTATGGTCGACTGGGTACGAGGGTAGTTCTTTTGCTTGAGTTCAAAGACGGTTTCTAGGCTTACAGCGCGCCGATTTACGTTTTCTTGATAATTCACCTTCGCTTCGGCTAAATGCGCTTTAGCGGCTTCTAAAGCGGCTTTTTTAGATCCGTATTTGTTCGAAGCAAACGACTTCGAATAGAACTTTCGTTCGCCGTTCTGGTAGTACGGAAACTTTACGCGGTAGGTCGTGCCTTTCTTCGTTACTACTTCTTGAATATAATTCATAACTAACCTTTCTAATAACTTTTTGAAACTTGCTAATAACAGGATTCCGGCGAATAGGAACTTTTTTCCTATAGGGTGTAAAGTTTCTTTACAGGGGGTATAAAGAAATTTTAGAGGGGGTATCAAATTTCTTTAGAGGGGGTATAAAGTTTTTTGACACAATAATATAGAGATAATAGATAGATAAGAAAGAGATAGATTAACGGCTGTTCAAAGTGAAATCTATAAACTGCGTGATTCTCTGTTTCTCTTCTTCGGTGAAGGCTACCCCTTTATACCGTTCCGCCAGATCGGCTATAAAGTCTCCTTCGTCGCTTAGCAGGTAATTAATAGACACGTTTAGAGCTTTGGCGATCTCTGGCACTTTGTCGATAGGCAGGTCAGAACCGCCTAATTCGATTTTGTTTATTGATGTTCTGCCGCGGTAACCTAACATCTGCGCTAAGTCGTCTTGGGATAAACCTAATTGTTTGCGTCTCTGGCGAATCCTTCTTCCTACATCGACCATAAATTCGACCTTCCTTTCGTTCACTTTCAGTTTACAAAAACGCACAAAAAAGCACAATACGAACGAAAATTGACGAAAAGTGTTGAAATTCGTTCTTCAATGTTGAATAATAGTGAACAGAAAGGAGGTTTCCCAAATGATTAATAGATGGAAACTGCAAGAGCTTCTTTTCATTCGAAAAATGAAAATGCGCGATCTTGCCGCCGGAATGGGGTTAACGCCTTCCGGGCTTAGCAAGAAGGTAACGGGTAAGAACAACTTTACCGTTAAGGATGTTCTGAACGTACAGGAGGTCTTAGGGCTTACGGATGAAGAAAGAAACGCCGTCTTTTTCTGTGCGCCCGTGTTGAAAGATAGTGGACAAAATGCACGAAGCGAAAGCGTCTAACTTCTTCTTGGTGTTCGGTTGGATGATGTCGAAATTAGGGCTTAAGGGCGCAGAACGCGACATATACGCAGTTCTGTTCGGCTTCACGCAGGAAGGTTCGTGGTTCTATGGATCGGTTCGCTACATTGCTTCAATGGTCGGCGTGAGTTACCAGACCGCCATTAACTGCCTTCAGAGTTTGAAGGATAAGGGGCTAATAGAGAAGGTCGACAACGAGAACGGACAACCGCACAAATACCGCGTAGTCCTTCGGGAAAACCAGATCAAGCCGGATAACGGCTACAAAGAGGTTATGCCAATCTACGACGCGCACCCTGCCGAAGTAACCGAAGAAGAAGAAAGGGCGTTTCGGGAAAGATGGAAGAAGTAAAGATCTACACAACCAAGGAAGCCGCTAAGCTTCTGCATTGTTCAGAAGAAAAGATCGCGGTCTTCCGTAGGAAACGGCTTCTAAAAATGACCAAGCCCGGCAACACGTGGGAAACGTGCGAAGAGTGGGTAAGGGAATTTCTGAACCAACACATTTACGAAGATTTAGGAGGACTTAAGTAATGTTCGCATTAGGTATCGCGTTTATGATCGCTTGCGTTTTCTCTGCGGCGATCGCCCCTGCATGGGTCACGTTCGTTTTGGGGGTGCTGTCTGCATGCTGTGTAAGCTTCGATGCGTGAATGATCACGAGTTCTTCGAAGAAGAGCTGAAGATGGTTTCCGCCGCGTATTTCTACGGTGTTCGTGGCGGTTCTAGCACTTATTTCGCGGTTTGTCCTTACTGCGGTACGGACGAATACGAAGAGATTTACGAAGAGGAAGAAGAGGAGGAAGAAAAAGACAATGAGAGAGATTAGCGCGTACTTCGTTAAGGATGAACTGATGAACGGCAAGCAGGTTTACGCCGTCTTCTACAACAAGGAAGAAGGTTGCGCAGAGATCGCCAACGTGGAAGAAATGCCCGTCAGGAAGTATCTGGAGATGCTCGAAAATCCGAAAGGTTTTGTGTTCGTGGTGGCTGAAGATGGCGAATAACGAAAAGGATTACGCTTTAGCGATCCAAGTTGCGAACGAAGCTATAAAGGGCATCGATGTAAAAGGGAAAGCGTACGCCGAAGTAAACCAACGCGTAAAAGCCTTCCGGGCGGTCTTCCCTACAGGGTCGATAGAAACGGAGATCCTGCACCTAGAAGGCGAAGAAGGCAGAAGAAGGATTCTTGTCAGAGCTTCTGTCTTTGACGAAAACGAACGCTTCTTAGCCGACGGGTTGGCAGAGGAAAAAGAAGCGTCCTCGTACATCAATAAGACTTCGTTTATTGAGAACGCGCAAACAAGCGCAGTAGGGCGCGCCTTGGGGTTCTTGGGCTTCGGCATCGATACTTCGATAGCGTCTAAAGAGGAAGTCGAAACGGCGATCAACAACCAGAACGCCGACGTTCCCCAGACCGCCGAAGAACTGCACCGTAGGAACGAAGAAGCCCGGAAGAAGTACACAGCGACGGGAAACCAAGTTAGCGACATTCGCAAGTATTACACAGGGAAAAACCTTGAAAAGATGCTCGCTTTCTACGGCGTAAAAGAGCCGCGCGACCTTCTGGAAAGCCAAGCCGAAGAAGCCATCAACCGCGCTAAAGAAGCGTTGAAGAAGCGTGCGGAGTCTAAATAACTGCGCGATCTGTGGCAGGGCGGCAACGGAAATTCACCACATTATGAACGGAACGGCTTATCGCAAGAAGAGCGAAGAAGACGGGTTCGTTATACCAGTTTGTCGCCCCTGCCATGAATTCTTACACAGAAACAGA